AGCCTAGTTTCCTTGATCATCTTTTCTAACCTCAACTTTCTTAGGTTTTGTTACTGTTTGTTTCTCAGTTAGCTGATATTCATATTCAAGTTCAGAGTCCTTATAGAATAGTGACTCTAGTTTTTCCTTTTTACAATAATCATCTATAATGATTGATTTCTTCTTTTGTGTTTCCAATATAACTTTTAATGCTTCTTCTGATATTTTTCCATTAACTGTTATTTTCATTTGGCTTTTCCTCCGTAGTTCCTACTTGGTATTGATTTGCTTTATCCGCATCGACAAAGTTTAATGATTGAAGTCGTTTGTTTCCACCTTCAATTGGTTCTAATCCCAGCAATGCTCTTGATTCATTTAGTGACATGATTCCCAAGCTCATAAGCTTCTCAATGGCATTAACTTTTGTATTCCATGATGCGTATTGCAATCTTTCACTATAAAAAATGATCTGCTCTCCACGCTCTAATTGATTCTCAGTTAATAACCCCAAAGAAAAAGCCTCGCTTAATTGAATAGCAAGAGGCTCAATCGTTGACTCATAGAATGAGTTATACTCATCTTCTGTGTATTTGTTTGTGAATATTGGAACAGAAACTCCAAAGTAATCTAGAATCTTTGCCTGTAAGAATTGAAGCGTATCTTTATCAATCAGTTTAGGATCAACTTGTAAAGGTATATATTCCGATTTAAGATCAATTGGTATGATTGAACTTCCTTTCATACTAATTGATTCAGAAAGTGCTGCATCAAATAGATCTCGTTGTTTTTTCTTATCTACTTCTGATAACATTCCATTCATCTTGATGATACCTTTAATTTGCATAGATGACTTAACAGCATTATCGATGCCCTGAAGTAAGCTATCATTAATTGAGATTGTCTTTAGAATCGCTTCATGATCACCAGTTGATCCACTACCACCAAAGATATCATTCTGTCCGAAATGACGTCTCAAATGGATTATATTATCATAAGGTAGAATATAGGACTCTCCATTATCAAATAACAACTTGATGAAATATGCATCTGTACTATCCACAATGATTTCAACAGTCATTGGTCGTAATGGATAGATTCCTAATAGTTCTCCAGAATCCTTATCAAATTTTGGATAAACAAATGCATTATCATTCAGCAGCAACAATGTAATTGTTTTGTATATAAAATCATAGGGTGTCATGATTTCGTTTGGTTTATACTTCAAAAGAAAAGACAGTCGACCTTTTTTCTCAGTCACTGTCTTATCGTTCTCGGTTTTGATAAATCTTGGTTTGAGTTTAGCGCATTGGCTAGCTACTCGATCAATACATATTTTTACAACATCACTTTTTGAAATATTCGTTCCAAATGGTGTGTAAAAAGAGTTTAAATTACTAATTAACTGGAGTGCATCAAATGATCCAGTTTTTTGCTTTCGTTTTATGAGACCCATGTGCACCTCCTATAACATATTTTCGTAGTCATTTTTGTATCTATTTAAAACAACATAAGCGATGATTAAGGCAACTGTACCATCTATTCGTTTGTATTTCGAGTTTAGCTTTGATGGTTGAATGTTTCCATTTAAATCGACCTTTGCTTGCGTATTTGATAAACACCATTTCATGATTGGATTGTTGTTGTAATTCACTAAGTTGTTTTTTAAGTCTGCTTCCAAGATTTTCATTGGTTCAGATAATGAATAAATACCCTGTCTGACTTTATCCATATTGAATCCTAAGTCTTCCATTTCTTTAATCCAATACTGTGAGTTCCAGGGGTCATATCCAACCCATAGAGGTCTGATACCATAGGTTTGAATCATCTTCATAAACCACTGTGTAACCAAGCTAAAGTCATTTTGATTTCCTTCAGTCAATGTCACATAACCTTTCTTTATCCAAATATCATATGGAACGTTATCTTCTTTGATTCGTTTCTCTACTACTTCACTTGGCATAAAGAAATGAGGTATCACAAACTTTTTGTTGCTATCTTTTTTTTGAATTACAAGAACAGCTGCAGTTAAATCTGTAGTCGATGATAAATCAACACCTCCAACTGCATAAGAATCTCTTAATTCATCAATTGAGTATTTATCTTCATTGTTTAGATCATCAAACGATAACCAAGATCCTGAGTCTGCTTGTTTGATATTAAAATCCTTACAAAGCATCGTTACTCTGGTCGATAAATCATGCTTTGATTTATTCATGACATCTTCTAAGTAGTTACTGAGTTTAACAACCCCAAGACTAGGATTTGATTTTTTCCATGTCATTGGGTCTTCATAGATTTCTTGTGTACTATCTTGAGTATATAACCAAGCAAGCACTCTATCATCTTGGATTTCACCTTTGAGCATCTTTCGAGCATAGTCTAATTTACTATCTAAAAAACCACCAACGGTTGTACCTTCAGTGGTTATGATAAATATAAGTGGTTCTTTTTTAGTTGATTGTGATTGTTTGATTGCATCGTAGACTTTGGAATCTGTCATCTCATGAACTTCATCTATACAACCAACCTCGATATTGTAGCCATCTTTATTTCTTGATTGAGCGGATAGCTTCTTTATCTTGTTTTTTGTTTTTGGTGAGTAAATGTGAAAGATATTCTTTTTACTTCGAGTCTCTTTAGATAGAGCTGGAGATTGTTCTCTCATATTATTAATCTCTTCAAACAGAATGTTTGCTTGTTCTGTTGTATTTGATGCACACACAATATCAACACCACCGCTAGAAAGAAAGAATTCAGCTAAATCAATACCTGCTACAAATGTTGTTTTTCCATTCTTTCTAGCAATCAACAATATGACTTCATTGAATCTACGTAATCCTGAACCAGCCATCTTAAATCCATATGCTGTTTGAATGATTGCTTTTTCCCAAAGTTCTAATATAAAAGGCAATCCATTAAATGGTGATTTCGTGTGTTTACAAAAGGTCTCAATGAAATTAATTCGCAAATTGCCAGGCTTTTCATCAAATACATATACCGGATTATTTAGATCTTCGATAAGTTGATTTATCTGAGTTTTGAGTTCTTGGCCCACGATGATATTACCATTTGTAATTTCACTGTAATATTCGATTAAATAGTTCATTCATTTGCTCTCTTAAGAAATTCATCAAATGCATCATCTCCATCATCTACTTGTGTTCCAAGAATTGTATTTAGTGTTTTAATGACTGTACCATATGAATTCACAAGCTTTGTATAGTATTTAGCTGCTTCAGTTTGTCTTTGCATTCCTTTAATTGATATCTGGATAGCACCATGCTTTCTAATCTGCTCTTGTAACTTATCAAGTTCCACTTTCATAAATGCAGCTTGATTAATTAAGTTGTCTACTAACTCAGTCTTTGATTCATCGACCAAAGAAAAAAGCGACTTTAATCGCTTGTATTCCTGTTCTATATTCATAGTTTGTTTAAATCCTTAATATATGCTTCTACAGATTTCTGGTATTCAACATCTTTTTCTAAGTTGTACTTCTGGTTGATTGCATGACTTAATTTATTCAGTAGTGGAATTAACTCTTCATTCAAATCACCAATCTTTTTTATATCCCTCGATTGTAGATCACGAGCATGTGTTACTTCTTCTCTAAAAAATTTTAGTTTGAACCATTCTTCATCTGAAAGTCCATCCCTTAATTCTGCTTCATATAACTTTCTAGCTTGAAAGATTGCTAGATGATAGAACGACATATTTAAGTCAATATACGCTGGGTGAATTCGAGCAAACTCATCACCAGAAATCCCTAATTTAGTGAATACTTTTGTGATTTTATTTGTTATGTACTCTAATATCATTAAGCTTCTTAGATAGTTTTCTTCTAACGCTTGCACATTTTCACCTTCTTAAAATTAAATCTCAGATTTTCAATAAATATGGCTCGTGTTTTTTAATTGCCCACCTGTACGGTACCCTGTCAAAACAATTTCATCAATACTGGGGGGGGTTATATTTTGCTAAGTAATAATTCAATCATATCACTACATTGATTTCGCATTAGATTATAATTGTAATCAAAATCAGTTTCAAAATAAATTGGTTTCTTAAACATCGGAGTATTTGGGTATTTTTGTTGAATTTCATCTCTTAACTTTAGAAACTCATTCTTGTCTTGCTCAAATGACATAGAATATCCAATTGTAGCTATTTTACTATAAAATTTAGATAAGTCTATAAGAATCTGTTTAGTGTCTCTCATTCTGCACCCCTTTTTATATACATTATAACAAAAATGAATTATAAAAACGAGGTTATCTTTGAATTAAGTTTCCTTCTTCATCAAATTGCTGTGACTTCGAGAAACGTTTATGTTCTGCATTGTGACATTTCTTACACAGCAACTCCAAGTTATCTTGATTCAAGCTGATTGATGTATCCATTACATTTTGAACTGTAAGTCTTGTT